ATAATCTAATCTACATTAGCCTAATGATACAACAGTAACCTTTGATTTAAGTGCCTTACTCACATCTTGTTTAAATTTATCAAAAACAGGTTTGACTGTTTTTTTAGATGTTTCAATAAACATTCTCCGAGGAGTTCCAGGTTTTAAGTCACCTATGTGGTGTAGATAGCCATATTTTAGCATTACTAAGCCCTCAGAGGTTCCTTTAATACTTCTGTAAAGATTTCCAGTCTCAAATAGTGGTTTTCTCCCACCAGTTCCTTTTCTTTTTCTACGATTTATAGTTTGTTGCTTTAATTCAGGAGAAACACCTCTGTCTATATTCTCTTTTGATCCCTCTTCAGAACTTCTAGCATATCTTTGGGTATATTTTTCTATTATCTTAGGCATTTCATTGCCTAGTTTCCCAAAATCAAAGTTTACAGATATATCTACTTTCATTACTGCTTTTCTGGTTCTTGAGGATTTTCTTTATCGTTTACAGATGCGTTTTCGTCTATAATTGATTGTGCTTGTTCAATACTAAGATCTTTGTTTTCCCTGACCATTATTTTTGCTCTTGTGATAAGATTATTTTGAATATCAAATGTATCTTTCATTATTTGGTCGGATACTGTTTTAGGATACTCTACTTCATAGAAATCAACTCCAAATTCTTCAGGCATAGATATTCCGTTGTATTCAGCGATTACCTTTTCTACTTCGTAAAATTGTTTTTCATACATTCTCCACAGTGCTATATCATCGTAGTAATCTTCTTTTCTGTCTAGGTCTTTAATCATAAGAGATATTCCACTTGGAACTTCACCGCCAGATTCAGCAAATTGTATAAATAAATGATTGTTTAAAGCAACTAGCTCCATTTGAAACCTTATATTTTCTATAGCCTCCATAATGTTGCCACTTGGGCTTGTTATATTATAAGCACCATCTTCACCCATGTCAAGAATTGTATTAGAACCAGCTCTTAACATACTTTGATCTGCCTGGAGTCCTGTAACCCAGGGTTGACCAAACATATTAAACCTCATACCTAAATTCATTTCTGTAAGTGCTATATTTACTTGTTCATTGCAATTTACAATATCAGATGCACCCTCAACATAAAAAGAATCTATCTGGTCTTCTCTGTGGGTAAAAACAAATGGAATAATGCCGTAAGGATTTTCTAGTCTTTCAATTACCTTGCCTTCCTCATTCATAATACCATAGCTATCTCGCTCCCAAAATTCCCACTGTAAAACATCGGTGTTTGATAAGTCAGATGTGCTATTTAGAAGAGGATATACAATAGAACTTGGTTTGAAAGGATTTTCGTCAAAATAAACTTCATAGTAGTAGATAGGTCTGTAGTCAAATACGCCATCCATCCAATACACTCTATTGGCTATGCTTCCTAGAAGGCGAGTCATTCTTTCAGAGTGCTTCATCCTAACATCTTTGTTTACAATCAGTTCTTCATATTTTTCCGTTGCATCTCCAACATTTCTTTTAGCACCAAGAGTGTATATTCTGCTAATTTTGTTTATAAACTTTTTTGTAAAGTTAGTTAGAGTAGGTGGAATTTCTTGAAAGGCATCTCCTGTAAAGTAATTTCTTATATAGTGTTCGGTTGACATACCACAATAGTAGTCAAGGTACTTTCTTATTTCCTTTCTTCTTTCGTAAGACATCATTAATTTTGTCTCTGAAAGTTTATCCTTCATCATTTCTTCTATCATCTTTGAATCCTTTTCATTTCTTGGTTTCTCATTGGGAATCTATTTATTATAAAGTACCTAAAAGCATCATTGCCATGATCGTGGTATCCATCTTTTATAGGTTCTTCTTTTATTGGTTTTCCATCTTGTGTTTCTGGATACCTGTATTCTTCAAAATCTTCTATTAGTTCAGTGCATTTTTTATCAACATGGATTCTCCTAACGCCATCTGCACTTTCAAAAAATCCTCTAGTGTATGCAACGCTATTTACTATATTCCTACTTATTCTATCCCTGGTTGATAATATTCTTATTCCACTTTTTCTAAATATTTCCATATCACCTCTACCAGACTGCCCTTGAACATTGGAACCAGCAGGATCTCCATAGTATGACATGATTGGGTATCCTTTTGTTTTTATCATCTTAATCAAGTCTTCTGTTTTGATATTTTCTTTATGTAATATGCAATCAAATATTATTATATGTTCTATGTCTCCATCCCAATAAGTTTGGATAAATAAAACTGCTGGCATCCTATATCCAAAATCAACA